GTATTGGATTACTGGAACAACCAACATTAACAACACTTGGAAGGATTGGGACACCACCACCCCCGTTTCACCTAATTGGATAACACTATGAGTTTAGAATTTATACAACTACAATCATACACCGCCCCATCCATCATTGAGCAAAAAAACAAAGATTGGGTGCAATATGGTGACGATAACAATTATTATCAGTATTTGATTGATTTGTATCATGGTTCACCAACCAACAATGCGTGTATCAAGGGCATTGCGGATCAAATTTATGGCAAGGGATTAGAGGTGACAAGCACATCGAGGAACTTACCAGGTTATATTGAGTTCAAAACCATGTTTAGTGCCGATGATTTACGGGCGGTAATTATGGATTTGAAAATGTTAGGCCAAGCATCGTTTCAACTTATCAAGTCAAAGGATAAGAAAAAGTATGTAAAGGCCAAGCACTTTCCACAACAAACACTTCGCCCCGCCAAGTGCAACGACAAAGGCGAGATTGAAAAGTATTATTATTATCCCGATTGGGCCAATATCAAGCGTGGAACACAACCAACAGAGATAAGGGCATGGGGTTACGACCAAAACGCGAACGAATGTATACTAACCATCAAACCATATTCAACGGGTTCGTTTTACTTCGCACCCGTGGACTACCAAGGCGGTACGCAATATGCAAACTTGGAAGCGGAGATATCGAATTTCCACATCAACAACATCATGAATGGTTTGGCACCAAGTATGTTGATAAACTTCAACAATGGGCAACCACCCGCCGAGGTTAAAGATACAGTTGAAGCCCAAATCAAATCAAAGTTTGGTGGATCAAGCAATGCGGGTCGTTTTATTATCAGTTGGAACGATGGCAAGGATTCGGCTGCGGATATCACACCAGTACAATTAAGTGATGCACACAACCAATATCAATTCCTTAGTTCGGAATCAATGCAAAAGGTTATGATATCGCATCGCGTGGTATCGCCTTTGTTATTGGGAATTAAAGACGGAACGGGATTTGGCAACAACGCGGATGAATTGAAGTCGGCATCCATCTTGTTTGACAATGTGGTTATTCGCCCATTTCAACGATTGGTTATTGATGCCGTTACCAAGGTATTGAACCACAATGGTTACAACCTTAATATGTATTTCAAGACCTTACAACCGCTTGAATTTACGGATTTAACGGGTAATGTAATTGACGATGAAACACGCGAGGAAGAAACGGGCGTGTCGTTGTCATTAAAAAAAAAGATTGATTTAGCGGACATGCCCATCGCGGATGAGGATTCGTGGTTGGAACATTTGAAATCGCGTGGGGAAATAATTAACGAAGAGGTGTGGGAACTGATTGATGTAACGGAAGTTACGGATGCGGATGAGGAACTAAGATTTAACATGGCGTATGAAAACCCCAATAAAAAAAGTGGTGATGATAAAGGGGTTTACAAAATCCGTTATCGGTACGGCCCTAATATCGTGGCCGACAATTCAAGGCAGTTTTGTTCTACAATGGTTCAAGAATCCAAAGGGGGAGTAATTTATCGCCGTGAAGATATTTTGACAATGGGTGATGCGGGTGTTAACGGACAATTTGCACCAAGCGGACAAAGTTCATATTCCATTTGGAAATACAAGGGCGGTGTTAATTGCCACCACAGATGGGAACGATTGACATTCAGACGGAAGCAAATCAAAGGTAAATTTTTACCTAAGCAACCAGGCGAAACGGGTGAGAACCGCGATTTAGAAAATTACAACGAAGTATCAAATAAGAGTGCCAACGCTGCGGGGGTTCCATTCTCACCTAGCGGATGGGAAACGGCATCAACAAGGCCCATTGATATGCCAAACAAAGGTTCATTAAAAAACAAATAAGATGTACGCAAACGATGATGTATTATTAATCACCAAGGAGGACATATTCAAATACACGCAGTTAAGCGGGAATTTTGATGTGGATAAAATAACCCCATTTATTAAGATAGCCCAGGACATCCAAGTTCAAGAATTGTGCGGTACTGTTTTGTATCGTAGGTTGTTGGATGATGTGAAGGCAAACACCTTGGCGGGATTTTATCTTTTGTTGGTTGAACACTATTTGCAACCTTTGTTGATCCATTACGCGATGAGTGATTTGTTGTTATTCCACGGGTATGAGGTAACAAATGGTGGTATCGTTCGTAATTCACCCGAGAATACGCAGTTACCAAGCAAGGAGGAATTGGACACCATTGTCCAAAGACAAAGAAACATTGCCGAAACTTATAGAAGGCGTTGCGTGGATTATTTATCGTATTTCCCACAGAGGTATCCAGAATACACCGCCAACCAACAAGCGGGAGAATACCCAAATAGTAATCCGTCGAATTTCGTTACATGGAATTTGTAAAAAAGACATATAAACCAAAGGAGGAAAAGGTCAAGAAATTGACTACCTACATAACGCAGTTGAAAATCGTTAATGCGGTAAAATGTGATTTGTTTACAAAAACAACCAAGATAATCGCCATTATGATATTCTTAACGGGGTGTTCGGCCGAATGGCACTTAAAAAAAGCCATCCAAAAGAACCCCGCTATGGCACAAACATCAACCCACACCATTGATACGCTATTTGTAACCGATTCTGTGAGCATTACAGACACTTTCACAACCAAAACGATTGATACCATCACGATTGAAAAAGACGGCGTTAAAACGATTGTTTACAGAAACCACGATGTTATCCGAGTTCACACAGTTGTAAAGGCCGACACCATCAGATACACCAAAACAATTCAGTTACCCGCACAAATAAAGTACACGGAACGCGTAAAGGTTCCACAATGGATTGGATTAACTTTGTTTTTGGGATTAATTTTGTTAATGATAATTATAAAACGATGAGCGATTGGGGTCAAGAATATAACAACAAGTCAGCACCATCGCAAGGGTGGAAAACACCATCACGCAGTTCACCACAAGGGGGCGGAACGCGGGGGTGTTTATGCAAGAATGAAAATAAGTATTCACGAAAGTGTTGCGATGGGTCATTATGGGCGCAGGGGATTGGAAACATCACACGCACACCCGTATTTACAAATGAGCAATGGCAAGGAATTACTGCAAAGTGGGAAGAAATCAACGAAACTTGGAATAATATATAAGATATGGGAATTTCATTAACGGGTTTAACACCCGCAACAACATACGATGCCCTAATAAAGGTGGGCGATAACGGACCAATCGACGGAACATTAAAAGTGCTATCCGATGGATTAGGTACAAACCTACCAATGGAGGCATCCACCACGGGCGTAAATTTCACGGGTAATTTAACGCAAAGCGGAACGGCATTACAACCCGTATTGGTATCGGGTACAAACATCAAGACCATAAATTCCACATCAATTTTAGGAAGTGGGAATATCGCGGTGGTAACATCACCAAGCGGTGTATCGGGTGCAATTCAGTTTAGCAATGGAAGTGCGTTTGCAAGTGATGCCGCTAACTTGTTTTGGGATGACACGAACAATCGTTTAGGCGTTGGGACAAATTCGCCAAGCGGAAAAGCGCAAATCATAACAGACGATGCAACATCTCCTTTTGCATATAGTTCACAATTAACACAGTTGGCAGGGTCTGCATTGCAAGGATTGTTGGTTGGTTATTCATCAACAAATGGGTCTTTTATTAGTTCGGTATTCCCAGGTAATTCATTTTTGAATATGACCTATACTGCGGGAGAGCATAGATTTTCCAATGCGGGAACAATTGGGATGACCATTCACACAAATGGAAATACAACAATTGGCAATGGAACAACATCATTAAGTGCAAGATTAGGCATCAAAGGCAGTGGCTCAACATCCGCCACTACATCGCTTTTGGTGCAGAATAGTGCGGGGACGCAAAGTTTGAAAATTGCTGATGATTTAGGGTTTCAAATTGGTGCTTTGGCTGCTGCGGGAGCGGGTCAATCCATTAGAACTGATAATGGTGGGGGAGGTGTCAATGGTGGTATAAATACAAATTTTAATAATGGGGCAACTTGGATTGATGACACAAATACACGAGCGATGCACATTGCTTACAATGGTGGAGTGTTATTTCCTAATACAACACGCTATCCAATTACCATAGGTTCTGCAACAAAAGCAGTTGCATCGGCTCAATTGGAAATGGTAAGTACAACACAAGGATTTTTACCACCCCGAGGAACAAATACGCAAATGAATGCAATTTCAAGCCCAGCCACGGGGCTTGTTTTTTATGACACTACAAATAATAAGTTGTGCGTATATAATGCAACTTCTTGGATACCTTTGCATTAATGATAGGAATATATAAATTTACCTTCCCAAACGGGCATTATTATATAGGTCAAGCAATTGACTTAAGAAGGCGTGAATTGCAACATTTACGGGAGATGGCAAAGCAAAGACATACTAACGATAGGGTTCAAAAGTGTTTTAACAAATACGGAGTACCATCATTTGAAGTTTTGGAAATTTGCGATGTAGACGCATTAAATAAAGTTGAAACAAGTTATATTTCTCAAAGTATCCGTGATGAAAAATGTTGCAATATATGCGTGGAAGGAAGAAGCCGAAAAGGAACAACACAAAGCGAAAGTGCGAAGTTGCTAATCAAAAACCATCAATACGCAAACGGAAAAGCAAAAGCAGTTTATATGTACACAAGAGATAATATGTTTTTAGTTGGTAAATTTGCATCAATAAGCGAAGCGGAAAATGCAATTGGTTGCCATCCAAAAGATGTACAAAAATCGTGCAAGTCAAATGGGCATTACAATGTAAAAAAGTACAAATTTATGTATGCTATGCCCGTGGACAATTTCCTTAATCACATCAAACAAATTGTAAAAATATGAAGATTATACAGATAAACGCCCTTGTCAATTTGACATCGGGATTAAGCATCCCAAGTGGATCGGTTGTTGTTATTGCCGAAGGATATTCGGATAACAAATCACAAAAAGACGGAATCATCCCCGCCCAAATCGCAACCTTTGTTTTTGCAAGTG